ATTGTCTAACATTCTGTCTACAGAAATCTTAGCTGAAATCAACCGTGAAGTTATCCGTACAATCTATACCTGTGCCGTTGCCGGTGCTCAGTATGGTACAACAACCGCTGGTTACTTTGACCTTGACACAGACTCTAACGGCCGTTGGTCAGTTGAGCGTTTCAAAGGTTTAATTTTCCAAATCGAGCGTGATGCTAACGTAATTGCTAAGCAAACACGCCGTGGAAAAGGTAACGTATTGATCGTTTCTTCTGACGTTGCTTCCGCTATGGCAATGGCTGGTGTTCTTCAGTATACACCTGCTCTCCAAGCTGATTTGCAAGTAGATGACACAGGCAATACATTTGCTGGTCTGTTACATGGCCGTATTAAGGTCTACATTGACCCATATTTTGGTGGTTACACAAGCAACCAAGAATTGGTCACCATCGGTTATAAGGGTTCTAGCCCATACGATGCTGGTCTGTTCTATTGCCCATACGTTCCTCTCCAAATGGTTCGTGCAGTTGACCAGTACACATTCCAACCAAAGATTGGATTCAAGACTCGTTACGGCATGGTAGCAAACCCATTTGCAACTGGCGCAACAATTCCTCCATCAAACGACAATGGCAAACTGTTTGCTCGTTCAAACGTTTACTATCGCTTGTTCGGTGTGAAGAACTTGATGTAATCAAAAAGTCCTCGACAAGAAGGACATTTAGAGAGACCACTTCGGTGGTCTCTTTTTTTTCGACCTAAATAAACGTATGACAGCACTTACAAGAATCCCTCAGAATACAAATTACCTCCAAGCGTCAAAGTATATTCTTACTTTTGATAGAATTGGATCGGTACAGTACTTCTGCCAATCAGTAAACCTACCTGGAGTTAATCTAGGACAGGCCCCGATATTCACTCCAACATTGGACATATTTGCTCCTGGTAATAAAATAACTTATAACCAGTTAAACGTTGATTTTGCTGTGGATGAGAAGTTAGAAACATGGCAGAATATATACGCTTGGATGCGGTCCATCGCCTCTCCAGAGAGTTTTGAGGAGAGAAAAAGGTTGGCAGCACTACAAAACCAATACAAACAAACACCTGAAAGCCCATATTCAGATGCCACTTTAACTGTGTTAAATAACTTGAACAATCCAACCATACGGGTTCAGTTTATTAATGTATTTCCAATCATGTTAGCAGATATCGTTTTTGATACCAAATTATCTGCTGATGATATCATGTATTCCACAGTAACATTCCAATACGACTACTACAATTTTATCCCCGTTTAACTTGAAAGGTTTATGATGAAGAAAGAAATTGAAATATATTTAAATGATTTGGCTGGTAATTTAACTGGTATTAGTTACAATGATCCAGCACTCAACCTTGGAAATTTTGATTTAGGCCGTAGAGAAGGTGGTGGTGATTGGCCAGCAACGGCCGTTACCATGGTAGGCACTCAACGATTAGAAAATCTCCGCTGGATCTCTGATGAAATTATTACCAATAATGTTGAAGGTGATTTTGTGGAAACTGGCGTCTGGCGTGGTGGCGTCTGTATCTATATGGCATCATTATTTAAAGCAATGGAACAAAATAATAGAAAAGTATGGGTGTGTGATTCATTTGAAGGATTGCCTCCTGCCAATCCAGAAAAATATCCAGCCGATGCTGGTGATCCACACTATGGTATACAAGAGTTGGCCATACCATTGGAACAAGTGAAACACAACTTTGAAAGATATGAAGTATTAAGTGACAATGTAAAATTCATCAAAGGCTTTTTTAGAGATACCATGCCAACCATTGAAGTTGAAAAGATTGCCATTCTTAGATTAGATGGTGATATGTATGAATCTACCATTGATGTTTTGGACTATTTGTATCCAAGATTATCTGTGGGTGGTTACTGTATCATTGATGATTATGGACTACCAAACTGTGCAGCAGCCGTAAATGATTACCGAGAAAAACATGGTATTACGGATGAAATGACATTCATTGCTCCCTATAAATCTTCATTATATTGGAAGAAAAGCGCTTGACAATAAACTAATAGTGTAGTATACTGTAATTTTATAAACCTTTTTGAATTTATTATGGAAACATTAGAGCAAGTACTTAAGCATTGGGAAAAAGATGTAGAAATTGACCAGACGGAACCTGGCAAAGAACTTCTTAGAATTCCGGTATTACACAACAAATATCTTTCCATTCTCACCAAACACAAGATTGCGGCCAAAAAGGCACACTTTGATTACCTGCGTATGCGTAAGGTAAAGATTGAGTATTATTCCGGCAGAATGAGCCAAGAAGAATTAGAAGAACATGGATGGCAACCTTTCTCATTTGTATTGAAATCGGACATTAGTGCCTATCTGGAAGGCGATAATGATTTGATTAAGATGTTAGAGAAGAAAGTATACCATGAAGAATGTGTATCGGTCATTGAATCTATTATGAATGAACTCAAACAAAGAACTTGGCAATTGCGGGACTTTATATCGTGGGAGAAGTTTATTGGTGGACAATGATATAGTAATCTCCAAAGTAAATGAAGTGTATACCAAGATAACTTGTGAAAAACATATCGCAAAAGAGTTATCAGAATTTTTTACGTTCTTTGTTCCAGGTTATCAGTTTGTTCCAGCATATCGTAATCGTATATGGGACGGCAAGATACGCATGTTTGATTTGCGCAATAATACCATTTACATTGGATTACTAAGTTACATTGAAGAATTTTGTAAAGAAAGAAATTACAAATACGAAATTCAAAACAATTTGGATTTTGAAGATGAGTTCTCATTATATCATGCCAAGAAGTTTGCTGAAGAATTAAAGATACATTCTCGTGGTGATCCTATTGAAGTAAGAGAACATCAGTTAGATGCCTTTATTCATGCCATGCAAAAACGCCGAGCGTTGTTAGTTTCTCCAACGGCATCTGGCAAATCTCTCATCATCTATCTAATCTTCCAACAATTACACAAATATCAAAACCTTAAAGGCCTTGTAATTGTTCCTACCACATCTCTTGTTGAACAATTATATTCCGACTTTGGTGATTATAATGATGGCGAAATGACCAATGTACATAGAATCTATCAAGGCAAAGAAAAAGAATCTGATAAAGATTTAATAATCTCCACTTGGCAATCTCTTTATAAAATGCCAAAAGAATACTTTCACCAATTTGATTATATCATAGGTGACGAAGCACATCTATTCAAGGCACAATCTCTCACCACTATTCTTACATCATGTATCAATGCCAAATACCGTATTGGTCTTACAGGTACTTTAGATGGAACCAAAACACACAAACTGGTGTTAGAAGGTTTATTTGGTTCTGTTAAAAAGGTAATCTCAACAAAAGAACTTATTGATAAACAGCAACTTTCAAATTTTGAAATTAAATGTTTAGTTTTAAAACATACCGATGATGAATGTTTAAAGGCAAAAGATAAAACGTACCAAGAAGAAATTGAGTATCTCATTTCACACGAAGCACGAAATAAATTCATTAAAAATCTTGCAGTTAGCTTAGGTAAAAATACTCTTATACTCTTTCAAATGGTTGACAAACATGGTCGTATCCTGTATGATATGATAAAGAACACCAAGAATATTGGCAATAGAAAAGTGTTCTTTGTTTATGGTGGTACTGAAACTACTGACCGTGAAGAAATAAGAAGAATTATGGAGATAGAACAAGATGCTATCGTAGTAGCATCTTTTGGCACATTTAGTACGGGTATTAATATTAGAAACTTACATAATATTATTTTTGCCATGCCAACTAAATCTACTATTCGAACCTTACAAAGTATTGGCCGTGGTTTACGGCAAAACGATGGCAAAGAAATAGCCACATTATATGATATAGCGGATGACTTACGATATAAAAAACATATGAATTATACACTAAAACATTTCGTGGAAAGAACGAAGATATATAATAATGAGAAGTTCCCATTCAAAATCTATAAGATAGGACTTAAAAATGGATAACATAAAAATTATTAAGTTACAGAATGGTGAAGATATTATTGGTACAGTAACAGCAAATGGTGTTCAGTATTATGATGTTGATGAACCTATGTCATTTGAAGTTGATTATCGTGGAAATCATTCTGGTTTGGTCATGCGTCATTGGCTGCCTGTTCAACTATTAAAGAAAAATCAAATACAATTAAAGACACAAGATGTTCTTTGTGTTTTGGAACCTGATGAAGAATTCTCTGAGTACTATCTCCATACTGTAGAAAAAATTAAACGTTTGTTGAAGGCAAAAGCTTCAGTTAACGAAATGAGTGATGAAGAAATCCAAGAGATTGTGGATGAATTAAATACTTTAAACCAAGGCAATGATACAATACATTAATATTAATCTGAAAACAGGACATACTCGACTTTACACTCTTGTCAAGCATATGTCAATAACTTTATGTGGTAAACATGGCGACTAAACAAAAACATTATATAAACAATGCTGATTTTTTACAGGCATTAATCGATTACAAAAAGGCACAAAAGACGGCCAAGAAGAATAAGGCACCGCCACCTCCTATTCCAAACTATATTGGTGAGTGTTTTATGAAGATAGCAGAAGGTCTATCACACAAACCAAACTTCATTAACTATACCTATCGTGATGAAATGATGTCTGATGGTATTGAAAACTGTTTAATGTATTTTGATAACTTTGATCCCACCAAGTCCAAGAATCCATTTGCTTACTTTACACAGATTATCTACTATGCCTTTTTACGAAGAATACAAAAAGAAAAGAAACAATTATACGTTAAGTATAAAGCCACAGAACAAATGGGTATATTAGATGAAATGGAATTAATGGAGTTTGAAGATGGCACCTCAAGGCAGTTTGAACTCTACGACAATATTGCCGAGTTTATTGAGAACTATGAAGAAGCCAGAGAAAAGAAAAAAGAGGTAAAGAAGCCTAAGGGTATTGAAAAGTTTTTAGGAGAGTGATATAATGTACAAAGTTAGTTATACCTTGAGTGGTGGAAGCTTAAGGTTTAAATCGTTTGAAACACTACATGAGGCAACTGTGTTTGCCAACCAACAACCACTTGAATCTGTATTAGAAATTAAATATTATAATGACGTTGACAACAGAAAACCAGACCGCAACTAAAGTTGCCATTATTACCGACCAACATTTTGGTGCACGTAATGATTCATCTCACTTCTTAGAATATTATGAAAGATTTTATCGGGATACTTTTTTTCCAATTCTTGATAAGAACGGCATTGATACTGTTCTTATTTTGGGGGATACATTTGACCGTAGAAAGTATATAAACTTCTTCACATTAAAACGTGCAAGAGAAATGTTCTTTGATAAACTGTATGCCAAAGGCATTCAGGTACATATGTTGGCTGGTAACCACGACACCTATTTTAAAAATACCAACAACGTAAACTCAGTACACTTATTACTACAAGAATATAACAATATTAATGTTATTGATTCTCCTACAAACATTGAGGTATACAACACAAAGATTTGTATGATACCATGGATTTGTGCCGATAATTATGATGAAAGTCTAAAGGTTATTGAAAGCACAGATGCATCACTCTGTATGGGTCATTTAGAGATTGCTGGTTTTGCCATGAATCGTGGCATACCATCATCAGAAGGGTACGACCGTGATTTATTTAAACGTTTTGATATGGTGTTTAGTGGTCATTTTCACCATCGTTCTCAAGCAGATAATATTTGGTATTTGGGTAACCCATACGAACTCACCTGGCAAGATTATAATGATCCAAGGGGTTTTCATCTTTTTGATTTGTCTAATCGCCAGTTGGAGTTTATCGAGAATCCTAATGTGATGTTTCATCGCATCGTATATGATGATAAAGAACAAAGTATCACACAGATTACCAGTAAAGACTTAAGCAAATATACCAATACATACGTTAAAGTGGTGGTAGTCAACAAAACTAATCCTTATCTGTTTGACAAGTTTATGGAAAACTTATACAATGTTAATCCTGTTGATATTACCATTGCCGAAGATATAATTGACTTGACAGAAGGTTTAGATGATGATATAGTTAATCAAGCAGAAGATACTATTTCAATTATTAATAAATTTGTGGATGGTATTAAAGAAGAACACATTAATAATGACAAACTCAAATCAGTTTTAAAAGAACTGTATGTTGAAGCATTGAACCTAGAACAGGCATGATTAAAGGTTATATTTACCGTTTTGTGATGAAAATATCTCACAAATTTAATTGGCACCATATGAAACCCAATCCACATTTGGAACCTGGAAAAATTGAATTGTGGTGCCATTGGTGTGGTGCTCGTTGTACCATACCCAATATGAAAGACTATGATAAGATTTCAAAAAGTATGGTGGAAAAGTAGATTTATATAAATAAGGTTATAGGAGATACTATGACTGAAAATGAAAAGATTAAATTGTTGTCCGATTCCACAAAAACCAATAAAGAATTAACCAAAATATTAAATTGTTCGGTGCCTACCATTTCTAGGCATAGAAAAAAATATGGTATAACTGTTCCTAGTGGCTTGAAACCAGGACAACATAATAATATAATAACAAGATATAAAACAAACTGTTTGTTTTGCCAAAAAGAGTTTAAAACTGTTCCTTCAGCAGAACAAAAATATTGTTCTAGGAGATGTTTAAATCAAAGTGAAGAATATCTTTTAAAATTAAAACATTGTGATAAATCTTATATGCAAACGGAACAATATAGAAAAAGTTTAATGAAGGATGATACTCCGGAATATAAAAGATATAGGAATAGAGTAACAAAATTGTCAGAACAAACATATAAAGAGAATGAATTACTTTTGAATCCAAAAGGTTACAAAAGAACTAGATGTGGTGTTGATGGTGGTTATCAATTAGACCACAAAATAAGTGTGAGAGAATCTTTTGATAAAGGTGTTTCTCCAGAAGAAGTTTCTAAATTAGAAAACCTTCAAATTTTACCATGGAAAGAAAATTTACTGAAAAGATGAATATAATATGATAGTGTTTCAATCCGTCAGATGGCGTAATTTTTTAAGTACCGGCAACGCATTTACCGAAATTGATTTACAAAGGTCACCAAATACACTAATCATTGGCAACAATGGTGCAGGTAAATCCACTATTTTGGATGCATTGTGTTTTGGTTTGTTTGGTAAACCATTTCGTAAAATCAATAAACCACAATTACTTAATTCTATTAATCAACAAGATTGTATAGTTGAGATTGATTTTTCTATTGGCAAAAAACAATACAAAGTAATCCGTGGCATTAAACCAAACACTTTTGAAGTGTATTGTAATGGCACTATGGTCGACCAAGATGCCAAAGCAAAAGACTATCAAGAACACCTAGAGAAGTTCATTCTCAAATTAAATTATAAATCGTTCACTCAAGTTGTTATTTTGGGTTCGGCATCGTTTGTTCCATTTATGCAATTAACTCCAGCGGACCGTAGAGCAATCATTGAAGATTTGTTAGATATTGGTATCTTCTCATCAATGAATGCCGTAGTCAAAGAGAAGATGGCTATCATTAAGGAAGCCAATACAAAAACAAAATATGATATGGATCTAACTGCTGAAAAAATTAAGATGCAGAAAGAATCACTTGAAGAACATAAAAAACATAACGATACGGAGATTGAAAAGAAACAAAAAGAAATCTCAGATTCAGAAGAACAAATAACACAGTTAACCAAAGATATTGGCCTGATTCAAAAACATATTGATGTGTTGAATAGTAAAATTTCGGATCAAATGGCCATGCAAAAAAAGAGTGGCAAACTGGTTCAATTAGAATCTAAACTAGAATCTCGTTTGAAGAAGATTGAAAAAGAAGTAGGATTTTACCACGACAATAGTGATTGTCCTACTTGTAAACAAAGCATCGAACAAGAGTTTAGAGAAGAACAAATTACCACACTAAATGAAACTAAAGTTGAAGTCAATGATGCGTTAACGGACATTGCAAAACAAATTGCTGAGACCAGTGATAGGATTGATAAAATACAGAAAATAGTCCTACACATACAATCACACAACAATGAGATAGTTAAACACAATTCAACCATCTCAGCCGTCAATGCCTTTATTAGCAAACTACAAAAAGAAATTACAGAGTTATCGGATCGTAAAGAAAACCTTGAAGAAGAAAATGCCAAACTAAAAGAATTAAGAGAACAGTTAGGTGAGTTGGTAAAAAAACAAGAAGAACTTTCCTCAGAAAAACAATACTATGAATTTGCTGGCAATTTATTAAAAGATACTGGCATCAAAACAAAGATTATTCGTCAATACTTACCTATTATGAATAAACTAATTAATAAGTATTTGACTGCCATGGATTTCTTTGTGAACTTCAATATCAATGAATCGTTTGAAGAAACAATTAAATCAAGGCACCGTGATGAGTTTGGCTATGCCAACTTCTCAGAAGGTGAGAAGATGCGTATTGATTTGGCTCTGTTGTTTACATGGCGACAGATTGCCAAATTAAAGAACAGTACCAATACCAATCTATTGATTCTTGATGAAGTATTTGATTCTAGTTTAGATGGCGTTGGCACCGAGGAGTTTTTAAAACTGATACAAGAAATGGGTTCTGAT